CCGGGAGCGCAATCGGCTGCGGGTAGCTGTGAGCATCGGGGTACGGGCTGTCGAGCGGCATATCGGGAGGCAGCGGGTTCCGCTGGCGCTTGCCGACATAGGGGTGGACCGGATCGTTAGCCGGGCCGCTCTCCCATTTCGGTTTGTAATCGGGCAAGTCCCACTCGGGCGGAAGAGTCGGTTCGAACAGCAGCCCTTCGCCGTGCTGATACAGATCATCCAGCAGGCCCATCACATCACCTTTCCGGATTTTTCCGGATTATTCCGGGACAGGCGGAAAAGAACGTGGAGCGTATTTTTCCGGCTCATTGCATCGGCCCGTTCGGCATCGGCGGGGGCTGCATGGCCTGCATCTGCTGCTCATGCGCATGCTGCATTCCGGTTTGCGCAATGGATGCCTGCTGCCGGACTGCTTCACGGTCGCGGTCAACCTGGGCGCGGATGGCCGCTTGGTTGATCTGGATCTGATACTTTGCCGATAGCTCGGCGGAGCGCAGCGCAATGTCCGCATCCAACTTGTCGCGCTCCCGGTCGTCCTGCCGCAGCATCTTTTCCCGTTCCAGAGCCAGCTTGCCCTGTTCAACCTGCGCTTGGACTTGCACGAGCAACAGGTTGGGATCAGGTGGGGGCGGCTGCGGCGGCTGCGGCGGCTGCTTGGCCGGGTCCATGAAATAATTGTCCACGGACTTGAGACCGCTCAGTTGAACCAGCTTTGAATACGTATTGTAGAGTTCCTTGGGACTGACCAAGCCAAGTCCGCCCATCTGCAGCAGTTCCTTCTGGCCCTGCAGAACCTGCGAGAGATAGGACAACTGCTCCATTTTATTGCCGGTGCCGAGACCAACCTCGGTCACCAAATCCATTTCGCTGTTCCACGACCGTGGGTCCATGGGAACCCACTCATTGCGCAGGCGAATGACGCGCTCGGACTGCTGATACTTGGTGACCAGCGACAGGATCAATTTGAAGGCGCGCTTGATGCCGGTTTCCGCGAAGACGCGCGCGATCAGTTCAACGCGCTGCTGAGCGGCGGATTGCAGAGCCGCAACGCCGGTTGCCGTCTGCGCCGCAGCGGCTCCGCCTTTCAGGATGTCAGCGTCAATGCCTTGGCTCAACTTGCTGACACCGCTGCGGCCCTCCAACGTGCGGTCGATGTATTCGAGCATCGGGAAAGCAGCCGCACCAACAAATTGGCTATTTAGTTCGCCAACCATGCCGGGGGCTTTGACGCGGACAACCCCGCCCGCCTCGCTGTTCAGCAATTCCTGCAGGTTTACCTGACCATCAACGGCCCATGTCCTGGGCTTATTGGCAAGATACAGGCTGTTCAACATTTGCCGCGTCAGGCTCGTCTTGATCTCCTGCAGATCCTTGACCAGGTCGCAGATTGACAGCCCGTCAAGCCGATGCGGCATTAAAATCGGGCTCAAAACAGCAAACGGCGGACCGTCGATTTCCTCGGTGTTCAGAACTTTGCTGTCATTCACGCCGCCGAGGGTGACTTTGCACCATTCGGTTCGTCCATCGCCGTTCAGGTCAAGCTTGGTGTACCATTCGGTGACTTCCACCATCCTGCTCGCCCGGTCGCGGCTGTCGCGGCTCACGTCTTCCGCCGTCGAAGGATACAGGCGGTGCGCCCGCTCGCCCCACTCGTCATCCTCGTCCGCATCCGGCAGATCATCGACCAAGCCAGCATCGTAGCCCTGCTCGATCAGATCGCTTTGCGTGACGCGCCGCCGATGGCCCTGCCCCGGATCGGTGTCCGCCTTGACGCTGGGCAGGAACAGGTATTCCTCGGGCGGCACCGGCTCGACACAGACGCGCCCGTCCTGCTCTTCGTAGGTCAGTCGCACGTCATAGAGCGGTGTCGGCTGACCGTCCGGCCCCGGAGGCCCCGGCGCATCGGACTGCCCCGCAGCGGTGATCTCAATGCCGGGATCTTGCATCAGCATGGTCACCTGCATTTCGGACAAGCCGCCGAGGTCTTCGTGGCGCACCTTCGGCTCATCCATCCACCAAATCTTGAGCACGCCCAAGCCGCCGATCAGCGCGTCCTTGCTCCAAGTGTGCAAATTCAAGAAGCCGGGGTTATCCCGTTGCCAGATGAAATTGCAAAAATCAGTGGCTTGTTCTGCGGTCTGCTCGTCCTCTGGTCCGTGCGGTTCAAACCGCACGACTTCGTCGGTTGAGGCGAAGATTTTGATTAGCTGTGGCAGAAGCCATTCAACAGTTTCCGCCAATTCCCGTGTGACGACTGACGATTGCCCCGGCTTGCTCGGCCAGCGGTTTTTCCCCAGGTAGTAATCAAGCGCGTCCTGCCGTGCCGCCGACAGCGTTCCCATATGGCTTTCGGCTGCGGCGATCTCCCGCCCGCAGATCGACATGATGTCGTCATCGGTAAGCGGCGTTGGTTCAGTCGGCATCAATCAGCCGCCTCACTGTTGGGGGAAAGGCTGACATAGCGACCGTTGACGCCACATTGCGCCAGCAAGGCAGCGTCGGCAGGCCCGTATGACACCAAGACCGAAGGCGCGCCGCAGTTGTCCGCTGCGGTGCGACCATCGGGCAAACAGAACCGCACGCGGCCCCGGATAAAAAGCAGTGCTGTGGCGCAATTCCAGACCGTATCGAAAAACGCCGCCGTTTCGGTGCGCGCGAATATCATCGCCGTGCCGGTGCCATGGTCAGCCAGCCGCCGCAGCCAGCGCGCCGCTTCCCGGCCATAGGGCGGGTTACACCAGACCCTGCCGTGCCAGGGTCGATCCAACCCGTTGTCGGCGCGGGTGTAGTGGGTTGCCGCAGTCGGCCAAGGCCGGACCTCCGGAGCGCAGGGGTCGAGGTCGAACGGCCCCAGCGCGGCCAGCAGATCGGGAGGCGTCAGCCACTCGTCAGTCTTCCCGGTTGTGCAGTCGATGCCCGCCATGCCGCGCCCCGCCATCAGACCACCCATCCCATATCCGCCTTGAGCGGCTGGCTCCAATCGCCGCCCGCTTTCTCCAGCGAAATGCAGCCATATCTGAAGCTGTCGCTCGGGTGTGACGCCCAGTTGTGCAGCGGTTTGCTGCGGAACACCTTCAACCGCTCATCCCAGTCCTTGCGGTACTGGCGCAAGGCATCGAGCCCGGCGCGGCATTTCTCGGCATCGAACCAGCAGCGCGGCAACGCCATGCGAACCGCGTGAATGCCATCATCGACGGCGAGGTTCGGGGCGATCTCGAACCGAATGCCGAGGTCCGCCGCCGTGTCGATCCGCGCCCGGCCTGACCCGAGTTCGCGCACCGCGATGTCGTGCGGCGCGATATGTCGATCATAGACGTAGGGTTTCGCCTGAAGCGCGCGAGCATAGAACGGCAGCCCTTCGCCGCTCGCCTCCAGAAAATCGATCACGCGGATTTCGGCATTGACGCGCTGGACGAACCAGACCGCCGTGCTGTCTCCGATGCCCAAGTCCCACCATGTCTCCACGGCTTTGGCGGGCTCGTAAGGCACGCGGGTGATGCGCCCGGCGGCTTCGGCTTCGCTCAGCAAATGGCCGTAGTACGAACCGATAACGTTCGCCTCGAAGCTGGTTTCATACTCTTGGTCATACTGGTCCGGCGTCATGGCGCGGCGCGCGTCGGCCAGTTCTTCCGGCTGCACAATGCCGGTCTCGGACGCCTTCAGCCGAAGCTTGAACCATGTCGGATCGTCCTGGGCATCAAGCCACATCTTGTGAAAGTGGTTCATGCCCTTCGGCGTTCCGAGGAACACCGCCCAGCCTTGCCGGTCGCTGAGTGCCGGGCGGATCACTTCGGCCCAGGCGCGCGGTTCGGCATCGCCCCACTCATCCACGACGATTCCGTCAAAGTAATTGCCCCGCAAGCGTTCGTAGTTATCCAGGCCATAGAGCCGAATGCGGCTATCGTTGGGCAGATCGATGCGCAGTTCGCTTTCATGCGCTTTGACACCGGGGATGGGTGCGGTGAAACGCTTGAGGTAGCTCCACGCCACGTCTTTCGCTTGGGCATAGAGCGGGGCGGTGTAGGCGAACCGTCCATCCGGCTTGTCGCACAGCACGGCGGCGCGGATCAGATCGTTGATGCAGGCGACCGTCTTGCCTGCCCGACGATGCGCCACCATGATGCCCCACCGTTCGGTGCGGTCATGGAACGGCATGAACTGCGGGCGGGGGCAGTAGGGAATGGTTATTCTTTGGACGATGCCCACGTAACTTCCATTTTGAATGGTCCGCCATCGGCTCCGCTCAGTTCCTGCACCGGCTTGCCGTAACCGCGATCCAGCAGACTGTTTGCCGCCGCGACACGCGCTTGGGGTGGCGCGCCGCTATCGCGCATGATGCCCGCCAGCGTCTGGACGGCTCCGAGGGTATGCTCGCGGCAAAGGTCGCGCAGCTGAGTATCGACTTTCGGCCTACCGTTCGGGTTGCCGGATTGTCCAGGCTGGAAGGTCACTGTTTTAAACTTGTTACCAAGGGGAGTGGACATGAGAAAGCCGCTCGCGGTTTCCCGGAGCGGCTGAAATCTTCGACGCGTGTTCACGCATACACCTCACGTACCACTGCTGGTGTCCAGCGTCAAGCCAGCAACGTCTAGTCCCCGATAGCATCCGCCGCGTAATCCAGGCCCAACCGCAGCAATTCGACCGCTGCGGCCTTGTGCATTCCGGCTCCGCGCTCGTTCGCCCAGCGCGACGGCGAGAAATCTTCACAGGCCACGGCAAACACAACCGACCACAATCGGCCCACCGCAGCCCGAATCATCGCATATTCCCGCAAGGCTTCCATCTGGGCGGCTGTGAAGCCGCCGGGGTCGGAGCCATTGCCGGATGCCTCGGCATCGCGCGCGCCGCAGATGCCGAGAGCCCAGCACTGGTATATGCGGATGCCCGCACGAGCTTGACGCGATGTGATCGTGCCGCGCCGCTCCAACACCTCACACATCGACATCACGCGCACCCGCTCCCCAAAGCCGTCAGCCAGCCTTTCGACGGTCAGACGCGACGGTTTGCGCCTCGGATCGGCGGTGTCCGTCACGCGCTCGCCGCCAATCTGCCCACAACGGGCACGCCCTCAATCCTGAGCACAGCTTCGACCTCGTCCACGCTCCAGCACACGTAGACGCGATGCCCGAGGCTTTCGAGCGTCGAACGCCAGAGAACCTGCACGTCGGACAGCTTACCGCGCCCGGCCTTCAACTCGATCCCGAACGAGCGGCTGTGCGGCGTCCACAGCAGCAAGTCAGGGACACCGGAGCGCACGCCCATGGCCTTGAACCGCCCGGCTTCCGACGCTGTGCGCCAGCCACCGTTCGGGACATGACAGAACGCCAGCAGGTGCTTAGCCTCGTAGATCGACAGCAGTTGCACGACGGACCGCTGAAGCGATTCCTCCGCCCTCACCTGTGCCACTGCAGCCACTCCCAACCGACGATCACTCCCAGTCCCGCGATCCAGAGCGTTGCCGCGATCCAGAACATCGTGTTGATTGTCCGCCTGACGCGCTGTTCGAGCCGCTCATACCGGGCGGTCTCGGCGGATGCCTGCGCCGCCGCCGCCGCCTCGGCGGCTTCATGATCTTTGCGGCTGATGCGGGGATGAACGGCATTCACTGCGGCACCTCCGCCATTGACCGCAGTTCGGCATCCACCTTGGCCCCATAGGGAATCAACTGCTCGATCCCCGCCGCCGTCAGCCTGCAGCGATCACCGATCCAACTGACCCAGCCCAACTGCTCGGCGTCGCTCAGCGGCTTCCAGTGCTCGGAGTAGGGGCTGACTTTGAACGGCCGATCCCCGTAGCTGCGCCATGCCCGCAGCATGCTGTACAACGCCGCCCGCTTCTGCTCCGCCCGCATCACAGCAACCGCTCCCGCTGCTCAAGCTGGCGCAGCGTTTCCAGTACCGCATCCATGTTCCTGACC